CCAAGTTACCAAACGAGACGGAAGTAAAGAAGCATTAGATATTGATAAACTACACAAAGTGGTTTGGTGGGCAACAGAAAACATAACAGGCGTAAGTGCAAGTCAAGTAGAAATAAGCAGTAACGTACAATTTTATGATGGTATAACCAGTACAGATATACAAGAAACACTTATCAAAAGTGCTGCAGATCTCATATCAGAAGAAACTCCTAACTACCAATTTGTAGCAGGTAGACTTATAAGTTATCATATAAACAAAATGGTGTATGGCGAATTCAAACCATGGCATGTTTACAAATTGGTTAAAGAAAATGTACAAAGAGGATTTTATGATCCAGAACTACTCACAGAATACACCGAAGAAGAATGGAACACTATCAACGGATGGATAAAGCACGATCGTGACGAACAACTTACCTATGCGGCCATGGAACAATTTAGAGGCAAGTATCTTGTACAAAACAGAGTAACAAAAACATTGTATGAAACACCACAGATGTGTTACATGCTCATCGCTGCTACTCTGTTTCAAGACTATGATCGAAAAACTAGATTACGTTGGGTAAAAGATTACTATGATGCTATATCAACACATCAAATAAGTCTACCAACTCCTGTAATGGCTGGTGTACGTACACCGCAGAGACAGTTCTCAAGTTGTGTGCTTATTGAAACTGATGACAGTTTGGACAGTATCAATGCAACTGCAAGTTCGATTGTTAAGTATGTTTCGCAAAAAGCAGGCATTGGTATTAACGGTGGACGTATAAGAGCATTAGGGTCACCTATAAGAAACGGTGATGCTTATCATACAGGTGTTGTTCCATTTTACAAAATGTTTCAAGCCGCCACACGTAGTTGTTCACAAGGCGGAGTACGTAACGGAGCGGCAACACTTTATTATCCTCTATGGCATTTAGAAGTTGAAGACTTACTAGTACTTAAGAACAACAAAGGTACAGAAGACAACAGAGTTAGACACATGGATTATGGTGTACAGTTTAACAAACTGATGTATGAACGATTAATGTCAGGTGGAGACATTACACTGTTCTCTCCAAATGATGTTCCTGGATTATATGATGCTTTCTTTCAAGATCAAGAAAAGTTTAAAGCATTGTATGAAGCTGCAGAACGAAAAACAAGTATACGTAAGAAGAAAATTAGTGCTATAGAACTGTTTAGTGCATTTATGCAAGAAAGAAAAGACACAGGCAGAATATACTTACAGAATGTTGATCATGCAAACGAACACAGTAGTTTTAAAACTGACGTTGCACCAATCAAGCAGAGCAACTTATGTTGTGAAATTGACTTGCCCACAAAAGCATTGAATGATGTTAACGATCCCGAAGGTGAAATAGCATTGTGTACATTGAGTGCTATCAATTGGGGCAGTTTTACAAATCCAGAAGACATGCAAAAGGCATGTACACTTGCAGTACGCGGACTTGATGCACTGTTAAGTTATCAAAACTATCCAATCATTGCCGCACAGATGGCAACAGAAGGTAGACGTCCACTTGGTGTTGGTATTATTAATCTTGCATACTTTTTAGCAAAAAACGAAACCAGTTATTCAGATCCAGATTCACTCAAACTTGTTGACACTTGGGCACAACACTGGAGTTATTACTTGATTAAAGCCAGTGCTGATCTTGCAGTTGAGCTTGGAGCATGTCCAAAGAACAACGAAACAAAGTACGCAGATGGTATACTGCCAGTTGATACCTACAAAAAAGACGTTGATGAACTAGTAGTACACGTGGATGCAGTTGACTGGACAGGTTTGAGAACACAACTTCGAGAAACAGGAATACGTAATTCAACACTGATGGCACTTATGCCAGCAGAAACATCTGCACAGATTAGTAACAGTACAAATGGTATTGAACCACCAAGAGCATTTGTTAGCATCAAGCAATCAAAAGATGGTGTACTAAAACAGGTAGTTCCAGGGTATGCACGATACAAAAACAAATACGAACTACTATGGGATCAAAAGTCTCCTGAAGGTTACCTTAAAATTATGGCAGTACTACAGAAGTATATAGATCAAGGAATAAGTGTCAACACCAGTTACAATCCTCAACACTTTGAAGATGAAAAGATTCCAATGAGTACCATGTTACAACATTTATTATTATGCTATAAATATGGACACAAACAACTCTATTACTTCAACACATTTGACGGCGCAGGAGAAATAGACATCGACAAAATGAACGAAACACAACAACAAGATATAACTATCGAAGAGCCGATATACGAAGAAGCCTGCGATAGTTGCACTATATAGGAACCACAATGAGTGTATTAAATACAGCCAACAGAGACCATACGACCAGTCTTGCATTTTTAGATCCAGCCGGCGGAGTTGGTATACAACGTTATGATACTCTAAAGTATCGTCAATTTGATAAACTCACTGATAAACAGTTGGGTTTTTTCTGGAGACCAGAAGAGGTAGATGTACTTCGTGATGCAAAAGATTTTAAAGAGCTTACTGAAAACGAAAAACATATTTTCACAAGTAACTTAAAAAGACAAATACTATTAGACAGTGTACAAGGTAGAGCACCAATTGAAGCATTTGGTCCTATTGTTAGTTTGCCTGAGCTAGAAAATTGGATAATTACTTGGACATTTTCAGAAACCATACATTCTAAAAGTTATACACACATTATACGAAACGTATATTCTAATCCAAGTAAAATTTTTGATGAAATGATGGATATACAGGAAATCATTGAATGTGGTGAAGATATTACTGCATACTATGATGACTTGGTAGAAAGTTGTAGTTACTACAACCTACTTGGTGAAGGTACTCACAATGTAAATAGAAAAAAGGTTGTAGTTGATTTATATGAACTCAAGAAAAAACTTTGGATTTGTTTGGCCAGTGTAAATATACTTGAAGGTGTTAGATTTTATGTGAGCTTTGCTTGTAGTTGGGCATTTGCAGAATTAAAGAAAATGGAAGGCAATGCTAAAATTATAAAATTTATTGCACGTGATGAAAACGTACACTTGGCAAGTACACAACAACTACTCAAATTGTTACCAAAAGACGATGCTGATTTTGTTAAAATACAAAAAGAGTGCGAGCCGATTGTAATTAAGATGTTTGAAGACGCAGTTGATCAAGAATGTGCATGGGCTGATTATCTGTTTCGAGACGGTTCAATGATTGGACTTAATGCACAGTTACTGAAAGAATATGTACAATGGATTGCACACAAACGCATGACTGCGGTAGGAGTACCGAGCAGTTATAAAGGAGCAAGCAATCCATTACCGTGGACGCAAAAATGGATTGCTGGCGGCGATGTACAAGTAGCTCCACAAGAGACAGAAATTACAAGTTATGTCAACGGTGGAACAAAACAAGACGTAGATAATAATACATTTAAAGGATTTAGTTTATGAGTGTGACTGTATATACAAAAGACCTATGCGGATATTGCGATGCGGCTAAAAGTCTTCTAAAAAAAATGAATGTTAGATTTGAGGAAGCAAGAATTGGAACCGACGTAACCAGAGAAGAGCTACTTGAAATTGCTCCACATGCACGTACTGCTCCGCAGATTGTAATCAACAACAAGGTAATTGGTGGTTATGATGATTTAGTTAACTATATTGAAAATACAGGATGGAATGGCTCCGGGTACTAATTAACTAGTAACTCCGGAGGACATATGTTAGAAGCAAACAAAACTTACTCATTGCGTCTGAGTGATAGCAGTGAAATTATCTGCAAGATCGTCAGTTCAGATAGTAATGAAACAATTATTGCTAATCCATTTTCTTTAATACCCACACAACAAGGTGTGCAACTTTTGCCTGCAATAATGAGTGCAGACGAGACAAAAAATGTGACCATAAATACAAATAACATTACAATGTACACTGAAACAAATAAAGATGTTGTTTCAAGTTATATTCAAGCGGTTACTGGACTTGTAACCGCACCAAAAGGAATATTAAAAGGATAGAGATGCCAGGAGCAGTTAGAATTGGCGATGTAAACTCAGCAGGCGGGGCCGCAGTTGGTACAGGTGCCTTGTCAGTAATTATTAATGGACGGCCTGCTTGTCTGACAGGAACAAACGTAACTCCGCATCCTTGTTGCGGTGCTCCTGGATGTTCTATACATTGTGCAGCAAGCACAACACTTGGTTCAATGAGTGTGCTTGCAGAAAACAAACCAATCAACTACGTTGGTTCTCCAGATACTTGTGCTCATACAAGAGCAACTGGCAGTACCGACGTTATAATCCCAAGAGGTTAGTATGGCTTGTGGTGGTGCAATTACCGCAACAGTTTTAACAGCTGGTGCTGGACTAGCAGGAAACGTTGGCGGCAATCCTTTAGAATCAATTAGTGGAGCTCCCATTAATATCACAGATGCAACAACTGGACTGGCTGGTTCTCCAACCATGGCTGGTTTAACCAATGTACAGAGTGCAGTGCAAAGTTTGCCTAACATGGCGGCTGTGACCAGCACTGTATCAGGAATTACCAGTAGCCTACCTGCAAGCTATCAACAAAGTTTTAGCAACATGGCTAGTGGACTTGGCGATAATGTGTTTAGTGCAGGTTTTGATGTATTTTCTGGAGATGCACTGTCAGTTATGGGTGCCAGCAGTGGAATATCTAATGTACTTCCAACTGGACTTAATAATGCCGCTAAAGTCATGGGCGGTAGTGTAAGTGCTGGAAATATTGTTGGTAACGCAAGCAAATTTGGAAGTATACTCGGTGCAGCTGAAGGATTTGTAGGAAGTTCGAATCAAATGATAGCCGCCGCAACAAATGCCGCAGGTAGTTTTGCTGGTGGGACCTTTCCAGGAATGGACGCAATTAGTTCAGGTGGGTTGAGCGGTATTACAAATGCTTTACCAGATTTTGGAACAGATCTTGGTAAGTTAGGAAGCACAGTTGATTTTAATAGTATAAGCAATCTTGGATCACCAGGGCAACTTTTAAAGAACATGGATGTTGCTGGTAATCTTGGACCAATGTACGAAAAAGTAGCAAATATTAAAGTAGATCCAAGAGTCGCAAGTTCTCTTGGTGGATCACTAAGCAGTGTTACAAATGCTATAGCAAATAACACAGGTGGACTCACTGTTGGTAATCTTGGCATAAGTGCAAGTGATATTGCAAAAATAGGCCCTTCTTTACCAAATAATGTTCAAGGACAAATTTACGATGCGTTTGGGGACTTAACAACCACAGAAGTTTCTGAAGTAAAAGGCATACTAAAAAATACACAACCTACCATTGTCGATGGTACAGATTTTATGAATCCGCAAAAACTTTTTCCAACAAGTTCATCGACACTGACTGCACCATTAAGGACTTCGAGTGTTGGAAATAGAGCAATATACACTGCAAACGGTGCAGTTAATGAAGAATTTGCCAGCTTAGGTAATAATTTACTAGGTGCTTTGCCAGAAGATCTTGCTATTGCAAATGGAGCATTGGCAAGAAGTTTTGGTCAAATCAAAGGAATCGAAAAGACCAATACAGATGATTTAACAACCGCAGTTAATACTCTTGAAGTAAACAAAGATTTGCCATTAGTACA